GCTATAGATGGTACGGCTCTACTAAGATTCCAATATAATTGAGCCTTTATGGGATTGGTAATAGCATTTGAGATCTGAGTCACAGCTGTATCAACATCATTAAAGAATGTTTCGGGGGCTTCTTCACCTGGTATTAGTTTTTTTAAAATATGGTATACTGTTGGGACATCAGGAACAACATAATCTCCATTGACATTTGAGAAAGCATCTAAAATGATTGGAGCACTAATAGCGGCAATTCCATTTGTATAGGAAGTTCCACTTGTATAGGTTCTATCGGTAAACACATGGTCTTTAAATAGTAGATTGTTTTGAGTAATATCTACGGTTGGGGCTTGATCTACCCAGTTAAGGCCGTTGTAAACTAAGATATCTCCAGATACTGGAGTAGTGATTACAACGTCATCAAGGTTATTAATTAAACCTCCGATGGTACCCGCTTCAAATTGAGTACCATTCCAAACTAAACCCTTACCAGCTGTAATATTATTAAGATTAAAGGTAACAGGACCACTAAGGGTTGCTCCACCTTGGATAATAAAACCATTAGTTACAAAGTTAACTGGAGTCCAGTAAGTTGCGTTTGGTGGTGTATTGTTTGTTGAGTTAGCAATGCATTGATAAACTACGCCACCCTGTAGAGCATACTGTCCGACTGTATAAGCGGTTACAGCACTCCATGCAGCAACACTAGATGAAAGTGGATAGAAATGATTATTAGTTGCGCCTACCCATTCTTTTTCTTGACCTAGGAATAATAACTGATGTAGAGAAACATTAAGTTGTTTTGCTGTAATCTTAGCTCCATCCACAAACTGAAAAAGCATCTTATCATTTGGTGTGCATCGTCTAATAACAACTTGTCCTGATACAGCACCAGTAGTTAATACGATATTCTCAGTTGGGCTTCCTGTTACAGTATAGTCTAGATTAAGTGTTAGCTTGGTTTCTGCCGCTCCAGCACTAGCCCGTGTATATACACATAGTTGGTCTGCGGCAGGAAGCTCACACATAAGAGCAATAGGACCGTATGAATAAGTAGTTCCACTTGCTGTATAAACCTTTTCAACTGCCCATTGTCCTGCATTTGGGTTATAGTAAATCGGATCATTTGAAGAATAATTATAACAGGGCATGGACTCTCCTTATTCAATACTAGTATTAAATCGACGGAAGTTACCTACTAGGTCGATATTTGAAATATTACATGGGGTTGGATACGCAGATTTAATATATATTTTACAAGCTTCGGAATAAGATAATATCTTAACCAAATGCTCTCCTACGCTATCAATCTTTAGTTGATCGTTTCTAGAAAGAAGACTATTGATATCTGTTGGATAGAATGTAACCTTATCATCTAAACGACCACGGCGATTAACTACGATATCATAGGAACCTGAATTGTAATGCCTAAAGGTAGCCTTCTTAATATTTAAAACACCTTCATAAACTGTAGAAGGATCGTCTGATGATCTCTGTACTTGTTGAGATAATTCAACATTCATTTCATATGTATGTCCTACATAGATTGGATATGTTGTATAGTTACCTGTTAGGACAAATCTAGTCTTTATAGTGCCATTGTCGTCTACAGTAGTAATTCCATTTACTGGAATACTAGTTACAGTATAAGCATCTGTTCCCCACCCTGGACCCTTAATAGCATAAGCAACCTCAGGATCATAGTGTGGCATAGTTACGGTTGTTGTATTATTACCGCTTGAATAGGTCATGCTGCTTGTAGGAACCGTAGTTAGCCAATCTACCATTGGGGTTGAGATAGATACAGTTTCTAGGGACGCAAAGAAAACAACCAATCCCTTAGTATTAGATACATTAATACTACGCTTGGAAACCATATAAAGATCTTTTCCATATGATTTAACACTTTGGATATCATCTCTACTTGATAGGATCCATCTATAGTATGCGGTCTGGATTACCTTTTCACCATTTGTTCTAAATGTAAAGAAATAAATATAATTCTTTTGATCATTGTCAACAAACATGATTGAGTTAACTGCTGAGTTTGTAGTTATTGCCCCATAATTCAAGGGTAAATAACCTTTACAGTGGGTGCTCATGTCCATTGAGGTAGAGAATTCATCATTAAATGCACTACCCGAAAGGTACATGTATAAGCGACCAGCATCCATAAAGAAGATATTATTACCCATCTTCTGAGGTTCTGCTAGTTTAGATGTACTATAGAATGATGTAGGCCGTAGTTCTACGTTAAATGGAGAGATTCCAGTATCAATAGATCCACCTCTTACTTCAAACTGTACTGAACCAGAACTAGCCACAAATAGAATTGTTTGGAATGGGACGATATAACTGAGTTTGTTATATGCACCTATTGTCGATTGGATATCAATAGGATCTGTTTCAGTAATATTCTGTACGTCATCAATCCAGAAATTAAAGAAGCTGTTGGTTCGGCTTGCAAGTAGGGTGCTATTGGTAGCAATCCATAGTCTATTCTTCCAGAATGCCATAGATTGAACTTTTTCTTTTCTTTCTAAAGCCTTAGGACCTGGATTACTTAGGTTAGTTCCAGCTCGTCGTGGGAATAGTGGCATAAATTTAACACGCCACTTGCCATCTGTAGCAGTATCTTTATAGATGATTAAAGGGAATCTTCTGTGATCAAATACTGAATTAGCATCTTCAGTTCTTACTCTTTCAAAATATGGATTACGACCATATCGGGTAGCTCTATAAATACTAGAAGGAAAGGTTAAATATGAGTTTCTAGTTGAGTAAATCTTACCAAATCCATAGGTTGTTTGACCATCACGAACAGAAGCTGCTAAGGGAGATGTTAGGTGGTAATGATCTTTATTAAAATCAATTGTTCCACCAGGAATAGGAATAATCTTTGGGTTGTCATAATACTGACTAAGCATTCTTTGTGCTTTAAACCCATTAGCATCATTTACATCTGCTTGAACTTCTGAGGCTGGGTACTGAGGAATAACACTGAAGTCATTTAGATTCTGACCTCGTTCCTCTTCTTCCAAGGTAGCGCCATCAACGTAGAATTCGATATCGTCTCTAACATTTAACCAGTATAAAGTACTATTGATATCGTCTTCATAAAATGGATTGTATGGATTAACTGAAGTAGTTGTCTTATAGTTAACCGCATCCCCTGAGTGAATATATTGATTTGTTGCTTGTGCAGAATACCAAGAAGCTTCGTTTGTAAGTTCCTCACTTGATCTATCTGGAAGATAATCTAGGGGGATTAATTTATTCCAAATTAAAACACCGACATCTAGATCAATAGAACCAAATGTATCTTTAATCGAAGTAGCTGCAACATTGTATGTTTGATTAGCAACCTTATAATTTGAAGTAACACTTTTGTTACCAAATGTTAGATACTCAAAGATACCTCTATTAAAACCACTTGTGTTGGCTGCCGAAGTACCACTGGTATTATCTACATCCTCTAGAACCCACTCTGTTGGTTCAATTCTAAAGACTGTTATCAAAGAAGCTAGATTAATTGTTACAGAAGGACCACCACCTGGGGTGTATGTAAATGACTTAGATACTGTAGGATCAAATGTATATGCTGCTCGGTTGATAATAATACAATAACGATTGTTTCCATCTACATCTAAATAGTGGAAATAAAGATTGTCTGGATTAAAGTTAGTGGCTCCCCCAGTAAGGAATGTACTGGGTGGAGTCACATAATTAACTGGTAGATAGGTACCAATACTGGCCCCATCTTTTGTATAGTTTACTTGTACCAAAGGAGGTCTTTTTTCGATAGACTTCTCAAGCGATACCAAGCAATTATCAATATTCTCTGCTTCACTTATTAATCTTTTCGTAGGAGCTTGTCGTCCTACGCCACCACTTAGCGTATTGATTGGAAGTCTAGTAAACATTAAAACCTCGTTCTGGTAAAGTACGGATCATTACTAAGGATGCCGCGTCTGTCAACAGCCGCTCTAGTTCCTGCATCACCTAGGAATATTGATCTATTTTTCTTAAAGATATCTGAAGCACGTCCTCGGGCAATATGATATTGTTCACGCACAGCCATGCGTTTATCTACATCTAAATCACCTTGGGTAATAAGTTGGTATTCTCTGGCAGCAGATTCCATGATTCCTCTTTGTAAAGCTGAATCAATGTCATCCCAACCATAAAAATCATTGGCATTGCCTAATGTAATTATTACTTCGACCTTCAACTCTTTTTCAAAAACTGGTGTCTGCTTGGTAATATTATACAGCACAGGTCCATTGTCTGCGGACTTAATTGTAGTTTGGATCACCTCCCCCGTCGTAGAATCAAACAATGGCTCCACGACCTGAGCGTAACAAGCATTTGACGGTAATGCAATGCAATTTGCAACGGAAGAACCATCAATAGTCTGAGTAGAAAGCTGAAGAGTAACAACATATCTATTATTAGCAATACCTCTCATTACCATAGCTTTGATTGTTTGATTTAAAATAAACTGAGCAACACTAGTGTCTACTCCAGAATCATTATTTAAATCAGAAATCAAGTGCTCTCCCGAGGACAACAGCATATGATTAATAGCATCAGTGTAACTGTATAGTCCCATTACTTAGTTCCTTTCTTCCCGTAGGGAACCAGCTTGTTAAGAAATTCTTGGCGTTTCTGGCAACCACAACCTTCTGTTTTTTTGAAACCAAGTTTGTTAGCAACTTTAGCTACCGTATCGCCAAGACCTGTAGACCGTGAATTTGAAATTGGATTAAATGGTTTCATAACTCTCCTTGCGAAAAAAATACCTAGGGGGCCTTTCGACCCCCTAGGTACAAATATCAAAATGTAATTAGCTAATAGTGTAATTTCCTTGGATAGCAGCGCATAGTTCTGGACGTAGAACACCAGCACCAGCCATAATGGAACTTACAGTAAAGAATGTACCTCTACGGACATCTTTGACTGTTTCAACCTTCATACCTTGTAGACGCAGTGAGCAAACAGCATTTCGTTGCCAGATTAGAGCCTTAATTGGATTAACAGCGCCAGATGCAACAGCTGAAGAAGGAACGTTATTAGTTACAGTTGGTCCTTGAGGATTAGTATAAGCAAGTTCGGAACCGCTACCAAGCCAGTTAAAATCATACTTGGCATCACCAAGATCCCAGATATAACCTGGAGTAGTTACTAAACCGCTAGAAGCACTAACTACGCGGTTAACGGTAGTGTTGCTATTACCTCTTGATTTTACAATAGTACCATCAAGTTGAGCAAGGTGATTGCTCTTGATAATCTTAACACCCATATATTCTAGAGAATCGGTAATACCAAACATACCTTGATTTAAACCAGCACCAAGTCCACCAGCTTCTGATACACCACCGAAGAATGGACGACCAGCACCACCAGCTAGACCAGTATTATCACGAGCAATACCAAGTGCTCGGATATCATGGAAAGCAGCTGGACTTACAGCACAGTAAACCTCACCAGCTGGAACATCTTGCTCTTGGAGATTAACCATGTAAAACTCAAGGTGTTGTAGTAAAGCAAGAGCAGCATCGGTTCGTGAAGCATCAGTAACAGACGAACCACGATTACCTAGATTATTAAAAATATTATTACCAGCAAACTTAAAACCACCAGTATAAGAATCATTATTCATACCAGCTAAGCCAGTACCAAATGGATTTCTATTTGGAAGGAATGCAGCTTGGGCAATCATACAAGCAATTTGCTTATCACGAACATTGGCAAGTGCAAGACCAGCTTGACGAGCAAGCTCAGCTCTATAGTCCCATTGGGTAAGCATGAGGTGAATATCGTCAAGTTCAAAGAATGCAGCCATTGGGCGTTGATCTAGTGAAATGTCGAACCAACCTGGAGTTGAGATACCAGAATCGCCAAGTAGTTCTTCACCAGCTTCCCAGATACCCTTGTGTCCAACGACACCAGTAATTGGGAAACGCTTGGTTGTACCTGATTCAATAGTCTCGGTAACAACCATTGGCTCAAATACATTGTATTGATCATAGGCATTAATTACTTCGCCTGACCAAATAGGAAGCCAGTAGTCTGGATTTGCACTACCAGAAACAGCTGGAATACTGGTAAGACCAGCAACCTGACCACCTTTGGGCCAGTTAGCTAAAGCACCGTCTACTGCACCACCTGTTGGTACAACACCTACACCTGAATCAATAGGGAACATTGAAGTTAATGATGACATATTTGTTTCTCCTTATATAGAAACTCTCTTTTAAATTTAAATTAAACAACGAAGGAGAAACCCTTAATTGTTCCGTGTCCTTATAGGATTATACGGAGTTAACGATTTCTGTAACCGTAACGAGATGTATTAATAACCATTGCTTCTACTGCTTGTCTATACTTAGAATCTACACGATACCTTGGATCGCGCAGTGCAGCTTGTTGTTCAGCAAGGTTTTTAAATACCTGTACGGACTGTGGAACCTGTGAGGGATTGACCCGATTATCCATTGGCTTAGGTTCCTGTACATTAGCCTTTGGTGGGTTTTGTTGCTCAAAGCGTGCCTTAAGTCCCAGGAGGACATTCTTATAGGCATTGCTTTGGAGAGCACGATTAGTGGCTGCAACCTCTTCAGCTGTTAGATTATCTTGGGCCCATTTAAACATCCGCTTAAGATTGTCATTACCTCCGACAACCGAAGCAGCATCGTCCCAAGATTGCTTAGCTAAAGCCTTGCGGCCCTTAATCATTTGCTCAATAATTACTTCATCAGCACCCATCTTTGA